ACTGTAAAATGTGTTGCAACGACTGTCGCTGAAAATAGAAGCGAGGACACGCAGAAGACACTACACAGCTTTGCTACCATGGTTTTGAAGCTGGCGGACGAAATGCAGGACGAGGAGGACAACCGATGACCCTCAAAATGACCGCCGAGGAATACGACGGCGTGATAAAATACCTGCTGTCCCTGCCGATGAGTAAGGCAGACAAGCCGATGCTGGCACATCTGTACGCTGGCGGCGGTATCCCAGAAGTCCTCGGCGAAACCAGCAAGGAACTGCGTGTCAGAGTGGCGATGAACGCTGTCAAGACAAAATGCGATGAAAACACGCAGAAAGGAGATAAGAAACGTGAAAGTACTGGTAGCGTGTGAGGAATCGCAGAGAGTATGCACAGCGTTTAGAGAACTTGGACACGAGGCATACAGCTGCGACGTACAAGAGTGCTCCGGCGGACACCCGGAGTGGCATATACAAGGCGATGTACTGCCGTACATTGACGGCAGCTGTATCTTCACAACAATGGACGGTGCGGCACATCGGATTGACGGCACATGGGACCTGCTGATTGCACATCCGCCCTGCACATATCTTAGCAACGCCGGAGCACGGCACCTTTGGAAAGGTCATGTACTCAATCAAGAGAGGTACGAAAAAGGTTTGGAAGGCAAGGCATTTTTCATGCGATTCTGGAATGCAAACTGCCCAAGAATCTGTGTCGAAAATCCCGTCCCAAGCCGCATATACGGACTGCCTAGGTACACGCAGGCGATAAGCCTTACGAGTATGGACACCCATACAGCAAGCGGACGTGTCTGTGGCTTAAAAACCTGTTGCCGCTACAGCCAACGAACATCGTGGAACCGATAGGTACATGGTGCCCGTCCGGCAGCTACAGCTACAAGCACGGTGCCAAGCATAAAGGGATTTTTACAAAAGACAGAGCCAAAAACAGGAGCAAGACGTTTTTAGGCATCGCCCAAGCCATGGCACAGCAATGGGGCGTTAAAACAGAAAAAACCCCCGCACCGGCGGCAACCGGTAACGGGGGCATGGGTAAATAAAACCACCACCATCATATCACACTTAGGAGGAAATGTCAAATGAAAATCAAAAACAGCGACCTTTACGCGGCGGCACTCGTCAGCATTGCCCACGACATGGACATGGAGCAGGAACTGAAAGCCGATGTGCTGACACTGCTGGGCTGTGACCGCAGAGATGCACGGTATCTGGAAGATGCGGAATCCGCCGACATCGAGGAGGCATGCAAGCGTGGATAACCAGAACAGGAAAGACCGGTGCGTCAACTGCGGCATCAAGAGCGTGCCCTTGTACTTAGGACTGGACGGCAGACTGCACTGCACCGATCGCATCGGCTTGCTGCTGCCGCCAAACAAGCCGGAACAGCCGGCAGAGGAGGAACATCATGGATAAACTGAGAATGCAGAAGAAAGAGCCTGCCGGCAGGAAGAACGGCGAACGGCGTCTGTTCAGCAGCGTGAACCTGCGGATGGAGCATATTGCATTGGTGGAGGAGATCGCACTGGAAACCGGACGCACCAAGACCCAGGTGCTGGGGGATATGGTCCAGTTCGCCTATGACCACATCGAACTGTACGAGGAGGGAGAAGCATGAGCGTGAAGATCAACAGTCTGGAAATCGAAAACGTCAAGCGGATCAAGGCGGTAAAGCTGGAACCGTCTGCCAATGGTCTGACCATCATCGGCGGCACCAACAATCAGGGGAAAACCTCTGTGCTGGACGCCATTGCATGGGCACTGGGCGGCGACAAGTACAAGCCCACCGCTGCGGCAAGGGACGGGGCATACACCGACCCCATTCTCCATGTGGAGCTGTCCAACGGTCTGATCGTGGAGCGAAAGGGCAAGAACAGCAGCCTGAAAGTCATCGATCCCAACGGCAACAAGGCAGGGCAGCAGCTGCTGAACTCGTTCCTGTCTGCACTGGCACTGGATCTGCCTAAGTTCATGAACGCATCGGACAAGGAAAAAGCGGCGATCCTGCTGCAGATCATCGGCGTGGGCGAGCAGTTGACACAGATCGAATCTGAGGAAAGCCGGCTGTACAACCAGCGTACTGCCATCGGCAGAATCGCCGACCAGAAGCAGAAGTACGCCTCAGAGCTGCAGTGCTGGGAAAATGTGCCGAACACACCGGTTTCCGCATCGGAGCTGATCGCACGGCAGCAGGAGATTCTGGCACGCAACGGCGAGAACCAGCGGAAACGGGAAAACGCTGCCCGGTACGCACAGGAACTCACCGCCGCACAGGCTGCCTATGACGCTGCCAAACAGCGTCTGGAACTGGCAGAGCAGAACGCTGTGACCGCCCAGATGTCCGCACGGGATCTGCAGGACGAATCCACCGCCGAACTGGAAAAGAGCATTGCAGAGATCGACGCCATCAACATGAAGATCCGGGACAATCTGAACAAGGAACACGCCGAGGAAGAGGCAAAGACCTACCGGCAGGACTACGAGGCACTGACGGAGCAGATCAACGCACTGCGGCAGGAGAAACAGGACTTGCTGCACGCCGCCGACCTGCCGCTGGAAGGGCTGACGGTGGAAAACGGTGCATTGCAGTACCACGGTAAGCAGTGGGACAGCATGAGCGGCTCAGAGCAGCTGCGAGTGGCAGCTGCCATTGTCCGCAAACTGAATCCGGACTGCGGCTTTGTGCTGCTGGACAAGCTGGAACAGATGGACAGCGTCACCCTGCAGGAGTTCGGGCAGTGGCTGGAACAGGAGGGCTTGCAGGCAATTGCCACCCGTGTGTCTACCGGAGATGAGTGCAGCGTCATCATTGAGGACGGCTATTCTGTGGACACCCGTCCGGCACAGCCGGTGCAGCCAGAGCCGCTGACACCGCCGATCATTCAAAAAGCATGGACGAAAGGAGCGTTCTAAATGGAATTTCAGGAAACAAACGGCATTCAGACCGGTGCCGGTGTGAAACTGGTCATCTACGGACAGGAGGGCGTGGGCAAGACCTCTCTGGCGGCACAGCTGCCGGGAGCGGTCTTTCTGGACTGCGAGGGCAGCACATCGAAGATGAACGTCCGGCGGCTGCCTAAGCCCACCAGCTGGGAGATGCTCCAGCAGGAAGTGGACTTCGTGCTGGAATCCCACGCACAGCGGCAGTATCAGACCTTGTGCATCGACACCTTCGACTGGGCAGAACGCCTTGCCATTGCCCAGCTGTGCAGCAAGCATCAGGTCAACGGCATCGAGGGATTCGGCTACGGCAAGGGCTGGGAGTACGAGGCGGAGGAGATCGGACGGTTTCTGGACAGCACAGAACGCCTTGTGCAGGCTGGCGTTAATGTGGCACTGCTCTGCCACGCCGTCACCCGAAAAGCGTCCCTGCCGGAGATCGACGCAGAGTTCGACCACTGGGAACTGAAGCTGGGGAACAAGACCACCAACAAGATCGCACCGCTGCTGAAAGAGTGGTCGGACATCACCCTGTTTCTGGCGTTCCAGACCCACGTCATCGCCACCGATGACAAGGGCAAAAAGCACAAGGCGACCGCCTGCAACCGTGTGATGTACACCACGAAAACGGCGTGGTGGGATGCCAAGAACCGGTTCGGGCTGCCGGAGATGCTGCCCCTGGAATATGCGTCCATTGCGTCTGTTTTCACGGCTGCACCGGCAGCCGCACCCAAGCCGAAGGCACAGCAGGTCATAGAAAAGGCACAGGCTGCCGGACTGCCCACGGAAAAGGATCTGGCGGAATCGGAGCTGCTGATTACCGCAGACGGACAGCTGCCGGAGCCTCGGCAGACCGCCGAAGATGTCCAGACACAGCACATTCTGGACGGCATTGCACCCCAGCTGGCACAGCTTATGGCAGCCGCACAGGTGCAGCCGTCGGAACTGCAGGCAGTGGTCGGCAGCAAGGGCTATTTTCCGGCAGATATGCCCGTGCAGAACTATCCGCAGGACTTCGTGGAAGGCTGGTGCATTCCGTGGTGGCAGAACATCATGGGCATGATCCAGCAGAACCGGAAAACGGCGTGAT